AGGATCAACTATAGGATCTGTAACTGGAATTGGATCACCTATTTCTGCTATTCTTTCAGGAGGAAGTTCAGCAATCATTGGTTTTGGATCTGGAATAGGTGGTGTCGTTCCAGGATTAAAAATTTGTTTTGGGCCAGCAAAGTCTGGTTGATCTCTGTCATCAATACCGTTCATATCAGTATCTTGGAAGTCCATAGTTCTAATGGTTCCACGATCACGCAAACTTTCAGGACCTTTATTTTCTATATTTTTTACAAAATCTGGTGGCGTTACACCTGCTGAACCAATCATAGTGCCATCTAAATCACGAATCTCTGTTGGTCTTATGCCTGGACCAAAGCCAAAATCTTGTGGTGGTATAGGCTGTCTACCAATATCTATAGGTGGTAACGGTGGAGGTGGAAAGCCACCGCCAGCACCACCGATTGATGGACGTGGAGTTGGTCTATCATCAATACGAATTTTGTCAGATATACGCTTGGGTGGTAGTAAGTCTGGCCTTATTGGTGTTCGTCCAGGTATTTGGTAAAATCTATCTGAATCATTGCTGGGTACTTGTAAAGGTGGCACGAAGTCATCTATTCTATCTATAGACTTAAAATCATCACGCCTTGGAGGAAAAATCGGTCTTTGTAAGATTGAACGATCTACAGGTGGTTGTGATATAGGTCTTTCAAGTCTTTTGTTTTTTACTTTTTGCAATAAACCAGCTAACCCACCTTTTTTTGTTGGTCTTTTTGGAAAATTAAGTCTTGGTTCAAGACCTCTCATGTTCCTTCTTGATGGTGCTTGTCCTATGGGTGATCTTAACAAGTCACTTAAAATACCCATTATGCCATTCCTACTTTATTAAATTGTTCAAAGGTTTTCATAAGCTTATCCATATTCTTTGCACCTTGTTGTCTATTTGGTTGACCATTTGGCACCAACTCTATACCTGTTTCTGTTTTTGTTACCTTAAAGCCACCTAACCCATTGTTAGCAGCAGAAGTCATTACAAACTCACCGTCACTTAACATGGCTGGGATGTCATCACTTGTACCTGTTCCTGGACCTATTGAAGGACCACCCATACGCATATCTAGTTCGTTAGCCATTACTGATCTGCCCATAGCAAAAGCAGGTCGTGATTCTTGTAAGCCACCCATAGCGGCTTTTCTTACTCCTAAGTCAAAGCCTGTAAATGTAGGTGCAGGCATAAGATCTGGTCTTACAGATTGCCTTATGTCTTTGAGCCCACCTTCTTTACGCTTATAGTCATCTTTTACAGCTTTACCGTATAAAGCAGCCATAGCAGCCAAGCCTGGATTTATACCACCTTGACCAACTCCCATAAAACTTCCATCTCCTCCACCAAATTGCCCATCTGGACCTTTTATAGAATCTTCAATGCCTTTTATAAATCCAGGTGTATTGCCTTCGCCTAATATCATTCGACCTATGTTAAAAGGACTGCTTGATGTTTGTGTATTAACAGCATTCATGAATCCACCAGGAGATGTTTGTGAAACTTGATTAAAATCACCATATTGACCAGATGCCATCATTTGATCTATTTCTGCTTGTGTATAAAGCACTCCAGGATTGTTAGGATCTTCATACATAACTTCTTCTGTCATGGGTTGTTCGCCACCACTAAATAGACCGAAGTATCCTTTCTTCTGGTCATCCATGTATGTTTTGCCTATATTTCTACCGTATTGCAAAGGATTAAATTTACCATCAACACTACCTATGGCTTTAAATGCATCTTTTAAACCACCACCTGCTTTTAAAAAATCCCCAGATGTGACTGATTTTAATGCACCGTCTGCACCAAATACTTTTTGACTACCACCAGCCATGACGGTCATTATGTCCCCAAGACCACCCTCACCTTTTGCAATATTTACGACAGCTCTACCTTTATTATATAAAATAGCGGGTGCCTGCCATGGTCCTGGTATAACTGCTGCAATAGGTGCAATTTTTTTAACTACCTTTTTAACTGATTTTGCTAGTTTTTTAAAGAAACCAAACTCTGCCATACCTGTAATCGGATTGATAGACATACCTTGACCCACAGTATACTCATTAGGATCTAGACCTACTGCCATCATTTCTTTTCTAATAATTTCTTGAGTTTCTGGAGAGATAACTGGTGGTACTACCATTTCTCCTGGTGCTACGTGTGCAAGCATAGAATCTTCTCCTCGTCCTAAACCTGCTATGCCTGTACCTGAGTTGTCTATTCTATTCATGCTCTATTATTCCTGTAAACATTTTAACCAAAATACTAATAAGTATCTATCTCCTGATTCTACTGCAAGTCCTCTATGCATATGAGTAAAACTCGGAAAAATTAGAGCGTGGCCTGTAGGTAGAGGCTCGACTGTACCACGTTTTAAAAACTCAGTTCCGCCACCTTTGTACTTTCCAGTGTTCAAAGGAACTACCATACTAATATCAGCACTTGCATCATGATGCCAAGCACCTTGTTTTTTATCCTTTAAATTATAGTTGGCTATTTGTATAGCTCCACCATTTACATATCTGTTCCAGATATTCAAAAATATAGGATTACCTATAGTATATATCGTATGCATCAAGGATTGGAAGATTTCTGGACAATTATCTTGAAAAGTTATTTCTGGTATTTGTCTTAATGTGTCCTCTTCATTATTAGTTTTGAAGCCAAAATAAGCTTCTAAATTCTTCATTTCATCTAAAAGTATGTCGCAAAACTTTTCAGAAAAAAACGGTACTGTGTACACATCTTTTAGTGGTTCTTGAATAATTTTATCTAATTGGGTGTCTTTTCTTTTTGTATCACCCTTTTGTTCGTAAAATTCAACAATAGGCTCAATAGAGTCTGATACTGCATAAAATGTGTCCTTTTGTATGTACCAGTCGGCAGGATGTTCTAAAAGAATGTTCTTAGTTTTATAGTTTAGGTCTTCTGCTGTATTGCTCATAAAGTAATTATTGTGCTACCTGCTATATTAATAGTAACCTTACCAACACTAGATGTCATCTCAAAACCTTGTTCTAGTGTTCTTTCACCTATGTCAATCCACTCGTTGCCTGTATAAACTTGCAGGACACCAACTGTTGTATTCCATATAATGCTACCATCATTAAACTTTAGTGTATTTTTTTCTGGATCACTTATTTGTCTAACATTATCAAGATCTATTGCACCAAGATTAATCTCAAGTATTCTAACTAAACGATTAAAAAGCTCTGGATCTACAGGACCTACTGCTAATGGTAATTGAGTTTGTAAGAGTTTGCTCATCTTCTACCATCTGGCTTTATGTCTATACGTGTAGCTCCTAACCTCCATCCTATACCTAGATTACCATCATCTGTAGCATCATCATCTGATTCAAATCGTAATGCTATTTGCCTTGATCTACTTCGTACATAAGCTTGTTGAGTAGTAGAACTTATTGCGTTAGTTGAATTTATTGTTAAAGAATCACCTGGGAAGTTTCTAGTTTTTAAAACAATATTAACATGTCCATTATTTTGATCTTCTATAAACTTGTAATCAGGTATTATCCTTTTTAAGAAACTAAATTGCTCACCATCTCCTATATCTAGATCAGAACTTTCAATATAAACATTGGTCATAGGAGAGCCATCATTATCAAAGCCCTTTTCTTGTTGGTATAAATATCCATTACTAACAGCTCTAGGGAAGTTTTCTATACCAGAGTCAAGCCATGCTGTTCTTGATAGCTGTCCATAGAACCATATACCTTCTACATAGTTATACATTACATATCTGTCTATTTCATTAGATCCAGATGAACAATAGAACCAACCTACTTCACTTTTATCTTTTATGGTAAACGCATTGATTTTAAATGATTGAGTAAGATTTATGTCTGTAAACACATAGTTGTGAACTGAACATGGTAGAGTTTGAACACTACCATTATATGTATAGAAGTTGTTATAACTCATCCAGTAAACACCACTAGGAGTAGTTATTGCTGCTTTAGGGCCTATTAAGCCTGTACCTTCGTTTATTAAATTAATACCAAAAGTAAATGGTGGTCCAATAAACTGCATACTATAAAGAGCTGTATCAGTCCAAACTAATATTTCTTGCCTTGCTTTTACACCACCAATAATGGATGATCCAGATGATAATCTAAGAGAACCTGCTGTGTTTGTAGATAATGGTTCAAAATCTAATGCGTTTTCTTGGTCACTAAATGCTATCAGCATAGGATCTATAACTCCTGTTCTAGCAGATCCAGATATAGCATCAGCACCTAACACTATAAGATGCCTGTCTTTTTCAGATGTAATGACCTGTAAACCTTTAGTAGGTACCAAGTTAGCACCTGAAATCCCAGATAATTCTACAGCTCTTGTTCCCAAGCCATTGTCTTCAGTCCATTGATATATACCTGCGTTTCTTTGATTTATTATTAAATTTTCACCAAAGTTATCATGCGTCCAAATTCTAAGCTGATTAGTGTCGCTTAATGCAGAGGTGCTGCCAAAGGTACCAAATCCCCAACCATTAACACCCCAACCTGTACCTGGTACATACACATCAAGTCCAACATTTACCTGATAAGTGCCAACAACAGATGACCCACCATTCCCACTATCGGAAGCATTTGCAGTAACCGTAGCTCCAGAAGTGTTTTTTGCTTCTATAGTGTAACTATTGTCATTAACTATAGTTGCTATCTGATATTCTTGATTTAATACATTTGAATTTACATTACCACCTAATGACACAGCACCTGAAAATGTTACAAAATCATTTTTTAAAGCACCATGGTCTGTATCTGTAACAGTTACCGTTGAACTTCCATCACTTGCAGCAAACGTGACATCACCAGCAGATGTAGTTAATCTAATTGGTGTTACATCGTTAAAACCAGATCCTGCCTCTATATAGTATTTTAGATGTGTACCTAATCCTAAGAATTTAGTACCCTCTAAAGAAATCCAAGGGTGCAAAGCTCTTGCTGTACCTAAATAAGTATTAGTTGTTAATTTTTCCCAACCACCAAACTTTTCTGGTCTACCTTTACGAAAACGAACTAAATTACAATCAAACCAACCGCCCTCGTTATCATAAGCAGTACCCTCTCTGTTAATGCCTGGTTTAAATGTAAGTTTCTGCAATGGCATTGTTAAACCTCATGCCATTCTTTGCCTGAAAACAACAAAGATTCAGCTTCTCTTCTTCTTATTAAACCTTGTAACACTTTGCCTCCAGCCTTGTTCCATCTTTTTATTTGTGCAGGCACGCCTTCATAATCTTTAGCATTTAATACTTTTAATAAAGTAGAAGCTTTTAAATTAGCAGGTCCTAAATTAAACACCCAAGAAACCATAGCATCAAACTGATTTTGTTCTAAATCAACATTAACCATATCATTAATATACCCTTCGTACTCTTCCATTTCATGTAAAAGTAATTTGTCTGCTTCTTCTTGACTAACAGTATCGCTTTCTTTGACGCCTTTAGTTGAGCCATATCCTATTGTCCAAACACCAGCAGCACACTTATATGCTTCTAATTCACAGCCCTCAAACTTTTTAATAAGGGACAAACCTTCTTGTGATATGTTCATATTACTGCTCCTTTGTAGTAACTGTTTTATAATAGACAACAACTTCTTTAAGCTCATTTATATACCTTTTTAATTCTTGCATATTATATGCCATAAGCTCGTAATCGGGCACAGACATAGCTAAGAATACCACTTGACCTTGGTCTTTCTCAACCCTTGCTAAAAACTCTTCTAAATTTTTATCTGAGACTACATACCAATATGGATCTTTTAGATCTATTTTTCTAGGCATAATAGGTTGAACAATGGTTCTTTCCATTGGTTTTGCAGTAACTTCTATTTGTTTAGTTGGTAGAAGACTGCAACTGCAAGCCATCATCAAGACTGTCAATGTTACGGCTGTCTTCTTCAATGCTATCAAATACATCTTTTGTTCCTTTATTTACCCTAGGTTCTATTAGACCAGGTTTAGCTGCTGCTAATTTAGTTAAGTTATGTCTTTTAAATATGTCAAGGTACCTTGTCATTTCTTGTTGAATTTGTTGATTGCGACTTTGTAAGTCTAATAAACTGGATGTTTGTAGTGCAAAATCTTTTTGTAAACTATCAATAGCTTCTTCTTGTGTGGCCACAGCACTTTCTAAAGCAATGTTATTGGCTGAAAGAACTTTGTTTTGTGTATATAAATAATAGGTTATTGTTGTCATAACAATAATTATCCCTATCAGGACTTTGCTCATACAAACTTAGATAAAACCACAGAAAGTAAAATAAACGGATAAACTGCCCAAATCATGTTTTCTAGCTTATCAAAACGCTTTGAGCCGTCTTCTAGTCTTTTTTCTATGTTTGTGTATCTAATCGTACACTCTCTTTCGTGGGTTTCTATCTTGTTTATTGCTTCATTTGATGTTGTCATAAGATTGTATAAATATTTATAGATTTTTGTTTTCCTTTTACCTTTATGCTATTAAGTTCTTTTAGAGTTATTTGATCACTAAAATCTTTAGCATTGATAGTATCATAACCTATAACAATATCTTCTCCAACCTCCTTTGTAGAGCTTTCAAGTCTTGCTGCAAGATTAACAGCATCACCTATAGCAGTATAATCAAACCTAGTATTGCTACCCATATTCCCAATTACAGCATAACCGGTATTAACGCCTACTCCTATTTCAACATCAATGTCTGCTTTTTTTATGTTTTCTTGTATCTCTTTAGCACAAAGAACAGCAGCAGTTTCATGGTTTGGTAAATCTATAGGAGCATTAAATATAGCCATCATTGCGTCACCAATATATTTATCTACCATGCCTCCATATTCTTTTACTGCATCAGCTTGGATGGTTAGTGCCTTGTTCATAATTGTAGTTACTTCTTCTGGCTCTAGCTTTTCAGACATTGCCGTAAATCCTCTAACGTCTGTAAATAAAAATGTGCAATATCTTCTTTCTCCACCCAAAACTAATGATTCAGGATTGTCTTGTAGTTTTTTAACTTGCCTTGGATCTAAGTAATGTTCAAATTGTTTTTTAATTTGTTGACGCAATTTAAACTGTTTTCTAAAGTTTAAGTAGAAAGCTATAGAACCAGTAATGAATTGTGATACAAAAGTCCAAGAAAAGTCTATTAAATAGCCTTTTTGAATGCTATAAGCTCCTGTAAGGCTTGTAGTAAAGAGTAAAATTATAGCTAGACTTACGCCTTTGGTTATACCAAGATAATTAATTACAAGCCATGTCAGAGACACAAATATTGCAAAAATTAATATTTCCAACGCAAGAGCAAAATCTGGGATAAAAGGAGAGTTTTCTAATAAAATTGATTCAGATAATGCTGCTTGAATTTTATGTGGCTCTAATAATCCAGTTGGTGTTGCAACTTGTGGCATGATTCCTGGAGCAGTAACTCCAACAAAAACAAACTTACCTGCCACATTCATTTCTTTTAAGTTGGTTTGTGGTGTATTTACCCAGCTTATCCATTTACGACCAAGGCTATCTGTTTTGACTGGTGGTATTCCTCTGACTGATATCTCTTGTATACCATTATCATTTGTAGTGATAATGTAAGTTCTTGCTCCTGTTAATACTTTTAAAACTTCTGTACCAAAAGAAGAAACATAACCATCTGGTGTTTTTAGCAGTAGAGGTATTCTACGTACCAAGTTATCTATATCTACAGGTGCACTTGCTATTCCTTGGTTTGCTTGATTTTGCAAGATATCAATATTTTGTATAACACCAGGTGTAAACATGCCACCAACATCATTACCTTTTATAACTGTTCCGGTTGTTTTAGGGTATTTACCATTTGCATTTTCAAACATAGCTAATACAGATGGTGCATATCCAAGTGTTTGAGCAAAGGTTTCATCACCACCCATACGATCTGCTTGGGGAAATCCTATAACCCAACCAACACCCATAGCACCTGAATTTATAAGATCAACTTGTATCTGTGCTAATGTTCTTCTTGGAAATGGCCATCCGCCTTCGTTAGCTACATCTTCTTCGGTTATATTGAGTATTACAAAATTACCAGAAGGTTCTGGTGTTGTTACAAATGTATCAAATATTTTTAACTTAAGTATTTCTGTAGGCGTGCTTTGAAATATTAAAGGTAATGATAGTAATATAAGTATAGGTAATAATAGTCGTTTCATTAATTACTCTGGGTTATTTTAATAGTGCTATCAGCACCACCATTAATCTTAACAACATTAGATGTACCATCTTGTATAAAGATAACAGTATAGCTTCCAGAAGAGTCTATATCTATTCTAGCTGTATCGCTAACACTACGCATTAATGTTAATACTTCTCCTGTTATAAAAGATGTTACTTGAGTTTTTGTATCTTGTCCTATCTTAGTACCAACAATACTAACAGATGTAGCATCTTGTACTAGCTGATCTTCTTCTTTTATTTCTTGTAGTGCATCTATAACATCTAACAAATCTTCTAAGAAATTTACATCAAGATAGTTTATATCTAACTCTGTAAACTCTAGCTCCGTTGTTGAGTCTAAAAAGTCTTCTTGCAAGAAATCTTTATCAAGACCATCAAAGTCTAGTATGTTTTTTTTTGTGGTCTGTGTATTTTTTTCTATAACTACTTCTTCTTTAGGTGGATTAACAATAAGCATATTGTCTATAAGTTCTAGTGTTAAATCTAAGATTACAGGAGAGCTGGGTGATTTTTCAAAGACATCTACTGTTGTAGCTTCGTATGGTTTGTTTAATGTAACCGTACCTATAGCTGTAGTTACTAATATCTCACCACTAGAGTTACCAAACTCATCTGGTAAAAGTATTAATAAGGATCTGCCAATTTCATCCACAGTAACTGTAAAATCAGTCCCGCGAATTGCAATGTTTGCTGTAGGAGTCTTAAGATCTATATTGTTTTTATCTATCTTGTTTAAACCACCAGTAATAAATCTAGCCGTACCAAGACCAAAGGTAATAGCCATTTTAGATTTGCTGGGGTTGGGGTCAAAGATGTATTTATCTATGGTGAGCTGAGAATTTTCTGTAAGTCTTACTTTGGAGTCGTCTAAGAACGTAATAGCCATACGACCATTAGTAGTAATGGCTTCATCATTTTGCTGTATATCAAAAGACTTTGTTGCCTGATATGGCTTATCTCTTACAATTTGTGCAGAACCGTTTAGTTCAGATATGTTTCCTATATCAACAGCTTGTGCTTGTACCTTGGTCGTTTTGAATGACGCAAACAGTACCATTAGAACCAGTAGAGTTAATTCGTAACCAGTCGTTGTCTTGTGTTGATGACTGTATGATGTTAAATGTTCTGCTGTTTCCTGTTTGGTCAAGATAGAAATATCCACCTGCATATCCGCTTCCTGTAAAGTTTACTGTATTACTATCTCCATCTACATCTACATAGCTAGTAGCACCATCATAGTTTATATCAAAATCAAATGTGTTGCTGTCGCCATTAATAATCCAGTCTAGGTCAAGACCAGATGCTAAAGCTGTTGTACCAGTATCAAGTGTAAATGTATTAGAACTACCAGTAACATCTACATTGTAGTTTGAGTTATCAACACCAAAAGTGTTTGTAGGATCAGCTTGTATGGTAAATGTATTGCTATCGCCATCAAATTCAAAAAATCCTGTTACAGAATCACCGTATATATCACCTAAAAATTTATTAGTATTACCTATTTGGTTTATATCTAGTGTTAAGTTTATGCCGTCAAGGTCGAACGGGGTCAAAGAACCAGCACTAGAGTTTAAGCCACCAATAATGTTAGATGAACCTAATTGCTCTAGGTCTATATTTGCTGTAGATCCTGATTGATCTATATATATTTCGTTGTCAGCCCCGTATAGCAGTAATGCACTCATCATTACAACTAGGCTCATTAATTTTCCAATATTCATTTGTAATTCCTTCCTTAATTGTTTGTAATACAGCCGTTTCTATAGCTGTTTGTAAGGCAATATTAATAGATTCATTTCTTACTAAACCGTTTTCTATTTCAACAAGTTCTGTTGAATCGGTTATAAACCTAAATACATCTTGATCTATAGACGCACTTAATATTGTTTTGGTTACAAGAACCTCTAGCAGTACCTTTCCTGTACTGACGGAAACTGTGCGTAAAGATATGGTTACGGTGTCTTGCTTGTATTGTCTAGACATTCCAATTCCTAAATACCTAGCACCTGCACCACCAGATTTTACGTTGCTTTCGTATGATATCACGCCACCCTGCATTATTAAACCAGCGAACAATAAGTCTGGTAGCTTCTGTTTATTTTTATTTTCTTGTCTAGCACTTCTAATAATCTGTCTTTCTTTAGTTACGTTGTCTAAACCAACTCTTTCAACCACTTCAAAAAAACCATCATATTTACTACCAGCGTGTTTTAAAGCTCTAATTAGGTATGCGTCTGGTGCCTGGGTTACTGCTGATGAAAAGGTTGCGTACGAACTATTACTTCGTCTTTGGCCTGTTTGATCTGTAAAAGAACCTGCATAGATAGCTACTACTGGCTTAATTTTATTTGCTGTTTTTATGTTGGCTAATTCGGGAACAAGTAATGTTCCTATGGTGGGTTTTTCTATTTTTTGAAATGGAGGTAGATTGTTTTCTAATGGATCTATTATTAATGCACAGCTAGAAAGTAAAGCTACCAATAGGAAGGGATATAGTTGTCGTATTGCCATCTGAATCTGTTATTTTTAAAGTTATTATTCCATCTACAACATTATACTCTATCCTGTTACCTTCTAACTCTAGTACACCACTATCGCTGGGAGTCTCTCCAAACAAGTTTTCTACTAGCTGTCTTGATAGTTGTGCGTAGATTCTTGACTCTAGGTTACGAATAAATCTAGCTAGTGTTGTGTTCTCTTTGTCTCTTTCTATTTCGTCTTGTAATGCTTTTATTTCAGCCTTGAGTGCTTGTTTACGATTAAATTGTTGGTTCTCAATAGTAAGATAATGTGCAGATGTACCTATGCCAGAAAATGATGGTGATTTAAACTTATGTACCATTTCATCTTCTTGAGCATTTTGAATAAAAATACCAAAAACAAGAATAATACCTATAACTGCTGCCCATTCAATTATTTTTTGTTTTTCAGCTTCCCTTGCTTTTAATTCTAAATCAGCTTTACTTGGTCTGCCTAATTTTTTTTTAATCTTTCCTTTGGTCATCTCTATCAGCCTTTGCTAACCTATCGGTATGCATCAATTGCGGTACACCTAGTATAGTCTTCAAAAGCGTGTCTTGTCTAATAATCTCATTGTCTACGGATCTTACTCTATCTATAAGAGCTACCAATATACCGTGTTGTGAATCTAGTTTTTGACCTAATCGTTGTTCTATTTCAGATATTTGAGCAGATACCTTTTCATCTAAAACATCTACTTTAGTTTCCATACCATCAATAATTTTATTAATAAGCTTCCAGATAAACAAACCAAGACCTATAGCTGCTGCTATCGGAAAACCAACTTCATTAATTAACTGAACTACAGAGTCCATGTTATTTAATAATCACCCCATACTTTAGCTTTTTTACCACCATGGTACTCAACTGCATGACCTTCATCTATTAGCATTTGGCAAATATCTTTACCGTCTTCTGTGTAAGGAATACCAAGTATACGACCATACTTACCTTTACCAAGAGATTTAACTTTAAAATTACCGTGGCATAACTCACCAAGTCTAGCCTTTGCAGCTAGACCTAGTTTTTTTTCTGCAAGATCCCTAGTTCTAGATTCTGGTGTGTCAATACCGCTCAAACGTACTCTTTGTTTATGTAGCTTTACATCAAAGCCTAAATCTAAAATACAATCAAAAGTATCTCCGTCTACAATACGATCAAGTGTTGCGTTATAGACAAAAGCATCTGGTGATTTTGCCATTAGCCTGTGTTGTTTATGTTAATTTTAGTTTTTTTCTTAACTCTTTTAGTAGTATAGGCTTCATTAACATTTGGAGTAGATTTGTCGTCAGCAACATAGTGACCTTTTTTATTTCTTGATCTTACTTTAACTTTTTCAGTGCCAGTAACTTTATCCCAAAATTTACTAAGAATACCCATACTACTTCTCCTTTGCTTTACCTATATTTAAAGCTAAAAGATCTACAAACTTATAAAGTTTACCGATCCACGCATCATCTTTAGGCGTTGGCGTACTTGCCGCTATTAAACTAGCAACTGTAACTATTGTAGTAACCCACATAATAATATCTACCATAATATTTCTCCTTTATTTTGATCTGCATTGCAGACTTACTATTATTATAGTGTAAAAACACTTATCCGCAATCTGCACCTATAAAAAATTAAACCACCCTGTAATAATATATTTTTCTTGGTTTTCAGATATTTGTCCTCTATGAGTGTGAGTCCAACCAGCAGGAAAGATAATAGTTGAGCCTTTCTTAGCTTCGGTAACACAATCTTGATATAAAAATTCTGTCCCTCCATTTTCAACATTATTAAGATAAGTGCTAAAAACTAAATGTCTTTGTATAACATAAGGACTACCGTCATTTTCTGCGTGCCATTTATAAAAACCCCAGCCTTTATCGTAATATTGTATTTTAGTATTATGGTCAATACCGTAAAACTCTACATCATCTGCAAATTTATATTTTGAAACATATTGTTTTAGGCATTTTAATAATTCATCTCTATATAAAAAGTTTGTTAAATCTTCTGGAGTTATCATTACTTCTAATGATTTTTTAAATTTTTTATCTATCCTATTATTACCTACTGTACCTTCTTCTGCGTTAGCTTTATTACTGTTCCAATGCTTTATTAGTTCATCAACAGCTTTGTTACTTATTTGATACTCTTCTATAAAGTTCATTGTTTAAAGTAACCTGGTAATCCGATCATAGGTCTACCATCGTATTTATTTTTTTCAGAATCTTTACCACTTGCATCGTTATAGTGTAAAAAAACCTGTCCACAATTTTCACCTTCAAAGGGTTCTCTCCAATGTTCTAAATCGCAACCACGATACATTAACATATCTCCTGGTTTTAAAGTTACTTTAATGTTGGGTTCTAAATATATTGGCCATTCATCTCCGCCTAAATTCATAGTAGTAGATATTTCACATGAATATCTATCTTTGTGTTTATGCAATTCATCACCTTTTTTATAGATCCTTGCATAAGAATAAGTTTCAATTAGCCTTACATCTGATTCTTTTTCCATAATTGGTTTAACTTTTTGTAATAAAGTTTCCATTACTATATCTGAATAATGTGAATAGGTTTCTGGTATTTGTTCATCATTCCATATACCAAAGTATTCAGTAAATGGTGATATAAATCTTTCATCAAACAAATGTCTTGCTACTGCTCTTTTATTTAAAAAGTATTGATAACAAAAATCTGCTAGTTCTTTTGATACAGCACTTTTAATTACTTGATATTTATCTTTTTTAAAACTCATTTCTGCTCCTATAGAAAGTTTGCAACCATGACTATTCTTTTGTCGTCTATTGCAGGGCTTTCGTGATAATGTGCTAACTCACCATCAAACATTATTATGTTGTTTTCCTTAGCTTCTGAAAATATTTTTTTATTGTTTTTATCTAACACTATCGTTTTTCCGTTTTCAAAACTAGATAAGTAAATAATTATATTTTTATGCGGAAAGTTTAAATCTGTATGCGGTGTGGTTTCTTTAACACTACTATGTAAAGTGAAGTTAAGATTCATTCTATAAACAACATCAAAATGTATATTATTAAAATCTAATATTTCTTTTAAAATTAAATAACATTTTTCAAAATATGTAGAACTGACATAAGGAACTGCTATTCTATTATCTTCATTCTGGGGTCTGCCTAAAAGCATGTGACTGAAAAACTCCATATCTTTCTTTTTTAAATTAGAGTTATTAGTCGTGGTTGTAGCATTATAGTGCCAAGATATCTTATCAGAGAATACAAATTTTTTTAATTCTTTATAATTTTCGGTTATAGGGTTTTTTAAATAAGTAATCATTTATACGGATATCCTAAATTCCAACATACTAATGAGTGTCGTGTTCCTTTTGTTACTGGTTTGACTCTATGCCAAACAAAAGAAGGAAACACTATTACACTACCTTTCTTTCTAATTTCTTCACATATTCTTGGTTGTGAGCCTTCGTCTGTATTTCTAAAATCAAACTCTAAATCTCCACCTTCGTATTCATCAGGGTTAGTTAAAGATACAGTCATACTAAGTTTTCTTAACTTACCGTGCCTATTTAAGTTTTCAGGTTCGTTATAAGGTTCTTCATATGAATCACAATGCCAATCATAAAACTGTCCTTTTTTATACTCGGTAAATTGACAAGGCTCTGACCAGTCCCATTCAAAATTCCAATCAGCACTTCTATTTGCTTGGTGTATGTAAGGTTGTATTTCGTTATATATCCATCTATCTTGCATCCATACAACATCTGACTTACGTTTTTTTTGAATATTTTTTAGTTGTACTTCTGTAAGTTCGTTTTTATTATTACTTCCTGTAGTAGCTATCTCTTTATCTTGTTCTTTACCATAGCGTACTATATCGTCACATATTTTTTCAGGTATAGCAGATTTAAAATACCAATAATACCATTTAAGATTCATACTTTTTTCCTATGTTTTTGTATTTTTCTATAACAGAAGGAAGTAAAAAATCCTCTATTGGATATGGTTTCTTTTCTATTTTATCTGTTCTTATTGTGTGTAAATCTACATCACCAAAAATAGAATCATCATATTGTACGCCTTGTATTTCAAATTGTTTTAAGTTTGTATAAGTATGTTTAAACTTAGGTATATTAAAGAAATCATAAATACTATTAACTGTACTTTTTGGGTTAGTGATTAGCTGGTCGTATGTAATAAATAAATTTTCATAGTTTTTTTGTACTAAAGGAATTTGCTTAATAACATTTCCTAAAGCACCTGTTTCTGGGTTCATGTAATAGTCTGCATCTAATTCACTATTTTCTTTTTTAATTTTATATGCTTTACATAACGAAGCTAAACACTCTAAAGGATCCCTGTATAAAATTAAAAATTTAATTTTTTTGTCAAAATACTTTTCTAATAATTCAAGGTTGCCATCTGATCCCCAATTACACCTATTAATAACATATTTTGTTTTAAATGTTTCAGAATAAGTGTAGAAGGTTTTTTTAATGACATTGTTTAAAGACTCGTGATGAGGAAAATTTTGCTGTTGAGTAATTTCGTTGTTAGTTTTTATTAAGTCAAGTTGGTAAATAATTTCAGTAAGAGGACTGTTAGCTGTAAAGGTTACATCTGGGTTTTGGTTTAAAATACTACCGAGTAAAGTATTGCCCGCACGATGTAAATTTATACAAAAATATAGTTCCATCAATAGGTTAAATTAAATCCAATCGCCTTCTTTTTTTAATTCAAATACTCTTCTTAAACCCCAAACACTTGATGCACTAAAATTACCAAATGGGTCGTTAACAGCAACAAATCCAGAGCCACCAGCACCACGCCCTCGAGAGGTACCACCAGAAGGACCATAAGCACCACCGCCACCGCCACCGCCTCTATTAGCAGCACCCGCAGTTGCTGCTAAAGCAGTATCAGTGCCACTTCCATACCCTGTTCCGCCAGAACCACCAGGACCAGGAGCCCCTCCTTGGTTATTAGGAGCTGTAAGAGTACTATCCCCAGATGCTCCTCCACCGCCATCTGCGTAAACTACTGGAGAGCCTGTAATAGAAGATGAAACTCCTGCTCCACCTCTGCCTCCAGTAATATTATTAGGGTTTCCTTTTTGACCTGCTTCACTTGCACCACCACCACCTACAGCACAACCATAATTTGATGATGGACTTCTTGCTAGACCAGATGGGAAACCTTGATTAGCTGTTCCTAAACCACCACCGTTTCCGTTAGTTCCACCTGTACCACCAACTCCATACCAAATACCAGCTCCTCCACCAGAGCCTCCGTCTTGTCCAAGCTGACTACCACCAGCAGGATTTGCTGGTTTAGTATAAGCAAACCTATCACCTCCACCGCCACCGCCAATAGAAACAATAGGTCCAAAACTAGAATTTTCTCCTGGTCTCCAAGTTCCATAACCACCATGTACAGAAGGTCCACCTGCTCCAACTACAACAGGTATTGTTGAACCTGCGGTAACTGTTAAAGCTGGTTCTGCCGAAGCTCCTCCACCTGATGATTCTCCTGGAGTAGAGTTACGAAAACCTCCTGCTCCGCCTCCACCACCAATACTGCCTCCGCCTCCACCACCAGCAACTACTAAATAAGTTACTGAGGTTGTTTTAGAAGGTACTACATAGTTTGTACTGCTATTAAAAGATGTTACTTTTGCTGAAAAAACTGGGTCTTGGTCTACTCCAATTAAGGGACTTCTTTGATTTCTTGTAATAGGCATAATATTAAATTTCCTTCCATTGTGAATTAGCATCATCCCAAACGTAATCAGTTTCTGTTACTGGGTCAGTACTGTCGTCAAATGTTTTACCAATCCATCTTCGGTTGGTTTCATCCCATGTTGCATTAGCTATAAGACCATTTATTTTATTTGTATCAGGGTAATTTACTGGTGGTTGCCAGTCATCGTTTGTATCTAAATACCAAGAGGGAAATGGTTGAGGTGATATAAATTTATCTTTAACACTATTGTATATATCCCCTGGACCGCAATATTGTTTTCTAAAATTATGATTATAAGAAGTTTGTTTCCAAGCAACGCCACTTTCTAAATGTGGAACAATAGACGCTACAAAAGTTTCTGCTTCTGTACTTAACTCGCCACCGTTAGCATCTACATCCTCGTTGGATATTACTATTACTCGTATTACTTTGTTAGTGCTATCAAGTTCTGCGAAGTGAGCCATATTTTAACCCCTTACGCGTCACCTAAAATTTCACCAGAAACTGTGTACGTTAAATCACTATTAGCACTAGCTTGTACTCTTAACAAATCTGTTTCATCTAAATAAATTGACGAATTTTTATCTATAACTATTAAGGTTGAATCTGCTGGTACCGCGACTGTTGAGGCAATCTCATAATAAGAAGATCCATTATCTCTTGATACTGCTATAGTTATATCTGCTGCATTTGTACCATCTATATTTGCAATTATTATTGTGTTTATTTTATATATTACATCATCAGGTACATCTATGATGTTTACTGCTGAAGTTGTAACTGCCCCATTAATTGTAAATCCATTAATGGATGTTACATTTACTATATTTACTGCTGCCATATTTTTCTCCTAAATTATCCGAATACAATAGCCATGGCTATAGCTTTACCTGTTGAGGTTTTTGTATTGAGCTGGGTTTGTATGTTGGAAGTTACTCCATCACTAAAATTTAATTCTGCTGCTGTGGCTGTTACGTCTGTTCCACCTATATCTAAAGTAGTCATTGAAACTTCACCAGTAACAGATACACCGCCACTCGTTGTGGCTATTTTTGGATTACCATTATGATAAAGGGTTGCTGCACCATCTTCTGCTGCTGTTATCATGTTTTCATTATTGGCAGCGTTATTTACGACAAGTGATGGTGTTAAAATTCTAACAGCATCAGAACCTTTTATAAATAAATCTCCTGTTCCACTACCTGTTACATCATCAATATAGCTATTAGAACCATCGTGATAAATCTGTAAATCTGAACCAGCTCCTAAAATTACTTTAGCATTATCTGCAAAAGTTGCATTGCCTGCGTGAGCTGTTGTAGATGCAAAGTCTGCAGCACCATCTATATCTACTACGTCTAGGTTAGCTGTACCATTAACATCAATAGAACCTTCTAGGTCTATATCACCATTTACAATTAAATCATCTGTTACCGTTAAATCATCTTCTACTTTTAGATCTACAACATTAAGGCTAGCAAAAGCGTCAACCATTGCTGCACCAGAACCAGCTCCGTCAGAGTAAATTAACTTAGTATCTCCAGCAGGTATTGTTATATTAGCTCCACTACCCTGAGAAATAATTATGTTTTGTGAACCAGTAGTACCGTTTTCTATAAACCACATTTTAGATACGGTATTAGGGGCTATGGTAATAGTACAAGCACTATCAAGAGTACCTGTATATTTAAGATATAAAGATCTACCAGGATCAGTTGATCCATCTGCTATTGTGGTTGTATGTGTATCGGCATTAGTTGTTATGGCCTCGGTACCAAAACTAAAGGCTTCACCTATAAGCTCTAAATTGGTATTTGTAGATGTTCCCCAGGTACCTGATTCGTCACCTGTTGCTATTTCTTTTAACCTAAGATCATTTACATAAGTTGCCATATTTATCTCCGTTCAAATTTATTATAAGTTGTTTTTTCATAAAAGTTAAGCGACTTCTTCCCAGTTAGGGGTTTGTGTATCATCAATTAAGCTCCAAATACGTGTAGATCCTACCAAACCTTCTGCTTGTCCTAATTCTGGGAATACATTTGCTTTACAAACTGTGGTAACTGTACCTAAGGAAGAAGTAGCAGCAACACCATCTACAAAAACATTATTTACTGTACTGGTTGAACTTGTACCTAAAGCTGACGTAGCACTAAAGCCAGAAACTGATAAATTATTATTACTGACTGTCGTAGCAGTTCCTAACTCTCCAACCATAGGTGAGTCAAAATCAGTATTAGCAGGTATATTATTGTTTGTTATTAAACTTGATGTGCCTAAAGCTGAAGTGCTACTTAAACCACTTACGCTAATATTATTTACTGAAGTTGTTGTAGCTGTACCTAGATTACCTGCTGCTAATAAAGTTGTAGGTGTTACGTTAGCTTCAGCTTGAATTGTTACATTAACAGAACCTAAACTAGCAGTGACTCCACCTACTGATACTATAGCTTGTGCGTTAACTGCTGCAACTGGAGTTCCTGTTGAACCTGCTGCGGGTGCGGTTATTGAAAGAGGAACACTTGCTTCACCATAAGCGAGTTGACCCCAAGTACCTCGACTCCAGCCGTTAAGGAACTCAGCCATTTTAAGCTATACGTATAATCGCTGTGCTTGCTGCTGCTGCTGGAAAAACAATAGTAAAATCGCCTGCTGTTGAAGTTTTATCTCCACCAAAGTCAATTGTTGCTACTGACTTATCGCCATTTGTGTCGTTGTAGATAAGACAACCTCTAGCTGTAACAGTCGCTGTACCAAAAGTTAAATCTGCAAAATCAGTAAAACCAGTAGTTCCAGAACTTGTAGGTGCAACTTTAGTTAAAACATTACCGCCTGCTGTGTAGTTAGTACCACTTGATTCTTGTGAAGTTGAATAAGCAGTTGTAGTTGCTCCCATAGTGGCAGAGCTTGTGAATAGAGCAAGTTTGAAAGCGTTACCATTAGTTGCAAAATTATGTGTTGCAGTTAATAGTTCTTTTTTAAAACTTGTGGTTAGTGTTGATGTAATGGCCATATTAAATACCTTTAATTATTTTTGCTATATCTTCGCTACCTTGACCAGATAAATCTTGTATCAAAGTGGCTTTATAAGATTTTATAGCATTTTTTATATAAATCAAACAAACTTGATAAATCATATCTCTATATGCTTTTGCTTGCTCTTGTATATAAGGATCTTGGCTTTCACTATGGCTGACTATTTTATCAGTAAGTCTTTCCGCCCAAAACTCTGGAGGATGTCCACCATAATTAGTAGTTTTTGCTTCTATTATGCCTAATCCAGGTACTCCAGCAGGAGTTATATGATCTACCATTTTTTTGGTTCAGGAGACATTAAATGTGAGTCGTTTCTGTCTATTAACACAGGTTTATGTACTTTTTTTGTTATTTTTAAATTATTTAATTTTTCAATTTTTAAACCTTCTTCATCAGACATTACCACTAAAGGATTTGATAACCTATGATAACCATATAATTTTTGTTCTGCTGGTACGTCTGTATCAAGTAAACCAGAGGTGCTTGCTACTTCTACCTGCATACCTGATGAAATACATTTGCTCAACCAAAATTCAGTACAAGCTCTTCCCGCTTCTGCAAAATGTAAGTTGCCTTTGTAAGAAAAATCTACACCAAACATTTTAATATTTGCCACCTCATTCCAATAAGCAAAGGCTACAGCATAAGCAACAGTATTGTTAAGGTAATAGCAATTAGTATCTTTAATTACCTCTTCTATTGGATAATCAACTAAGCCGGGGCATCTATCATCTAATTCACAAGTGTAAATAGGACCTTTATGTTCTTGCAACATTTTAGACATCATTTCTGTTTGACCACCAGCATCATCTGTATCTAAAAATCTAGATGCAGGATCCATCATAAATACTCTATCGTGAAATATTACTGTTCCTACACCATTTATTGCCCAGACTTCATCAAAATGAACTCCGTGTGATTTTGCAAGATTATAATCAAACCAGCTTTTACCTAGACCAACTATAGCTACTGATTTACCCTTCAGACTTTCAATTTTTTCCATGTATTTTTTAAGATACCGTAGACCTCAATGAATCATACCGGTACTCATCTCTCCTTCCGCGAGCTTCTGCAAGATTTTTCAATCTAGTTATTTCAAGTAAAAAGCGTTGCTCGTACTGCTGTTGCATGTCACTTTCACCCTTTAAAAATATATTAGCTTCCACTAATGAACCATATAATAAGGCATTTCTTGCATTTTGTGAAATCCAGGTTCCTGTAGTGTCTGTAACTACTGAATTTGGTTTGTAAAGATAGTGTAATTCTACATTATAAGATTGGTCTGGAACTGGGCTTACAATTAATGTAGAGCCATTGTTAGACGCTGTATTGAGTTCTTTATCAAAGTCTGCATAATATAAAGGTCTTGCTCTCTCAGACGTTGCTGTTGGATCTACGGCGTACTCACGCATAAATGTAGTATGTTTCTTGTCTAAATAGTGATAATCACCATCACCATCTATTACAGCTAATGAAAATGACATTTGAAAATCATTAGGAGCTGTTAAATAGGTATTACCAGCAGTTAATTCACCAGTTACATTTTTACGAAAGTAATCTAATTGAATTAACTCAAATATTCTATCTTCTGCATTTTTAATAAAATCATCTAACGTATTAACAAAAGTAGTTTCTGAGTTTTGTACGTAGTTTTGTATTAATGTTTTAAGCTCTGCTAGTGTCATGTTATAACTATTGTAACCTCACCTAATCCACCTGTCATCTTTGGTACCACAAAGTTTGTTGGTAGCGTGGAGGGATTCATAAAATCTGGTTTATATATATTTGAATTTACTACAACAACAAAACCCTCACCTTCTTCTTGATCATTATTAGGTCTTGGTTTGTATAGTGCTTCTGGGTCTGCTTTAGCAGTAAGTGGCTCTAACTGTGGATGTTTCGGTTCATAGCATTCAGAACAAACCTTTGCACCATTCCATTCTTGTTTCAACTCACTTAATTTGTATTCAAACGCACATCTATCGCATAAAGCACGTGCAAACTTACCTAAAGCGTAAGCCATTTTAATTCATCCTGGTGTAAGGTCTTACTCTAAACGAAGCTCTATCTTCATCTTGATCTGCTGCTCTACGGAACTCTTCTTCGTATATAGCTTTTAATTGTGGGGTAAGCTGTGGATTCTTTTTTAATGATATGTAATAAGCTAAACCTGCAACAAAACAAGGATAAAACCTAAAAGGCATATCCATGGTGTTTGTAGCCTTATCTGCATCATCCATTCTTACTATTTTGTTAAATACAAGCACGTCTGTACTGTTTTCGGGAGCAGGCCATACTTTTAATACTGGCGTAGATAACTTATCAAAAAAGAACTGTGATGGTCTAGCTTTGGTAGTTTTGTTAGGAATATTAATAAACTCAGATCTACTTATTCTACTAATGCTTATATCTGTTGGTACATTGTTTACTGTTCTACGAACTACGACATCTAGTACATCAATAATATTTGTGTTGAGAGGGTAATCATTTTGTCCTTCTACAACTGTTTCTGTACCTTGTTCTATAGTCCATTGGTTTAAACCACGATTAGCCCATTCTGCTAGCATAAGGTTTACACTGCGAATAGCAGTTTTTAGGTCATAACCTGTTCTAAGCTCTAAACCACAGCGTTCATAAGCTTCTTCAATAAACTCAGTTACGTTTGGTTCAAAATTTGTGCTACCTGATAATGCCATATTAATCCTTATCTTCCTCTGGGGCGTATAAATTGTCAAATACTTGATTTACATCCAAAGTATAATCTAAATCGGACTTACTGTAATGAATATGTTGAGAAGGTTTAAAATCTGGGGCACCTTCTCCTAACTCAAACTGAGCAGGTCTTGTTACTCTTACCCTGTTATTTGGTAAAGCTACTATATTTCCTGTCCATTTTCCTGCGTCTAATAATTCAAGAACATGATTCTGTTTATGTTGAGCAGGATCATCAGATGTATCAGACTCTGTGTAATCTACAGTAAAATAATATTTTGCAGGGTAGAATTTACCATCAATTTTAGCCATCCAAGGACATGGAGAGCAATTTTCTAGTACATATATACTATGTGTGCGAGATGCACAGTCCCAGGGTTGAGCTGCCCATACTTCCATAGGTTCAGGCCATTCTTCAAAAGGAGTATCTCCAACAAGAGCTGTTATAGGCATTCTTGCCCACATAGCACCACCATGAACATTAGGCTCATCTGTATCGTATGTTTCTGCACCAGTAAAAATTACTTGGAATGATAGACAGCGTTTTTGGATTGTTGTAACGCCAATAACCATAGCGTGTAAAAACTCACCATGATATTTTTCGTGATTATGTGTATATTCTTTTCTTACCCAACATTTGAAATAAGGAATGCTGCTTTGTAAATAAGCCATTTTAAAAACCTTATACTTTGCCGCCTCTTTTATATCCTTTGGTGTTCATTGCTCCACCACCCGCTTTGCCTTTGGGTTTTACGACTCCACCTGTAGCGTAACCTTTAGTTTTCATAACTCCGCCACCTTTTTTCATACCTTTTCTTTTTCCGCCTATAGCATAACCTTTTGTTTTTTTATACATTTTATACTCCTAACTTATTGTAGTTACTTTTCTTTTCTGATCCATGACAGATCCACAACCTTTGGCTATGAAACCACCATTTTTCTTTTTAACTCTATTTTGTGCAGCCATAGATTTTTCAATAGCTTTAGCTCTTTTTTCTTCATAAGAGTTAATTTTACCATCTTTGTTAAGATCTGCTTTTTTTGGGTTTTTTAATTTTGCCATAATATTATTCTATCTTAATCTATTAGTCATAACAATTCCTTGACCTCTAACAGTACCACCTGCATACATTTTTTTTCTTTTTGGTTTTTTCCAACTAATTCTATCTGGACCTTTCTTTTTGTCTTTAGCATCATTACATTGTGCTTTGGTTGGTCTACATGCTGGATATGGTCTTTTAGATTTTGTTCTTGATTTTCTTCCACAAGGTTTACCAGTTTTACAATCAATCCAACCTTTTCCATCGTTGCGATCAAACCATTTCTTTAAATTGTCGCTAGCCATTATCTTAATCTATCAGGCATTACAATACCTTGTCCTCTTACAGCACCTCCAGTAGCTTTTTTTACTCTAGATTTATTACCCCAGTTTTTTGCACCAACTTTTCTGCATTTTACTAAAGCCCCAGAGCCATAAGCAGATGGCCAAGTGCCGCCGTCTTTTGTATATCTAGCTTTTACTTTATGGTAACAAGCATCCTTTTTGGTTTCTTTTTTCGCCATCTAACAATCCCAGTCTCTTCTAGCCCAGTAGTTAGCACTACATCTATCACTTTTTATTCCGCTACTTCTAGCACAGTATGATTTTTTTCTTGATGCAGTATTTTTGTGCATACCCATTTTTGCATCGCCAAAAGTAATTCTTTTGACTCTACTACTTTCGCTACTACAGTTCTTAACAAAAACTTCTTTTCGCTTCTTACCATATCCAGGGCTACCTTTTGGGATAGCCCTAGGTCTGTTTAAAGTTACTGTTTTGCCTTTATATTCAGCCATTCATCTTAGCTGTAATCTTTAATTAAAGTTAAGACTATAACGTAAGAATCTCCGCTTGAGGCACCAGTTGTAGTCAACTTGATATCTCCTGTTTTACCAGAAGCCGCAGCAGTATTTTGTATACCACCAAAGTCTGTAAAATCTTCATCTGTTGTATAGTCTGAATTAAGATCCCAACATATAGTATTGGTAGTAGCGTGCCATAAAAGTTTTACGCTCATTCCAAAAGTAGAATAAACAATTCTACCAAGCTTAACGCCTGTACAAGCTTGACCATTAGCAGTGTTAGCAGCTAAAGCACTAACATCTACCTTTGTGACTGCACTTTCACCAGTACCATCAGATGTATTAGTTAGCTGTATAACAGCTATTCTATTACCATCTTGTATTGTTGTTGAAGTTACTGCGTCTGCCATAAATTACTCCTTACGCGTCAGCAAATGGAGTTACTACAGTACCAGAAGCAAGGTTAATACCTTCTACCGCGTACTTGGCTGCACCTATTGCTGTAACTTTAATGATTGTTCCTACTATTCCGCCTTTAGTTGTACCATTTAAAGTAATAACATCATTACTAGCACCTGAGAAAAATGCTTTTCCTGCTGCATCGCTTTTACCCATAAGTACCCCACCTACGAACTTATCTGTTCCGTCAGTTTTAATATCTAAGTCTGTAGCTGCTGTTTCAATTACAAAAGTAAATGTAGCACCTAAGTTGTTAGTTTGATTTGGATCATCATCTGAACCTGGTGCGGTAGCTACAATGCTAGGTAATGTAAACTTACCATCAGCATCATTGCAAGTAAGAACTTTACCTGCGTGTGCATCTACTGTAAGTGTTGTGTCAGCAGTTAAGCTAACCACATTTGCATTACCTGCTGAGATAAATCCAGATAATGATTTAACTGGACCTGAGAATGTTGATTTTGCCATAATTTCCTCCTGGGAAATAAGTTCTACCGTCTTGGCTTGTCTGCTAGGTCAGTCTGTAGAACAAGTTAATAAATCCTAGAATTAAATGATATACCTTATTTTAGAAAAAAGAAAGGGAGCCGAAGCTCCCTTAAATAATTGTAGTTGAGTGAGAAACGCTACAATAAATCGTTCCTTAAGCTCCTTGAGAACCGTAAACGGCTCTAAAGTTAGAATATCCGAAGCTGTAACGCTCTCTAGCCTTATATCTCATGTTGC